AGGATGCTCATGATGATTGGAATTCAAATGATAGAATGCAATCAAGATTCACAAGCCTTATTTGTAATTCAATAACTGACATTGAGAATGAGGAGAAGGAAACGAACAAAATTATCCGTTCTATTAGCAAAACAGTGTATTTGAATAATGATGTAAAAAATAATTTTTTGGAGTAAAATAGTACTTCAATTATGTATCGTTTCGATATAATATAATTATAATATTTAGATAATATAATTATACAATGAATCTATCAGAGAATAGAGAAAATGGTAATCAACCAATTGAATATTATACAGAATCTCAGTTACAATATTTAGGATTATTTTTTTTTATAGCAGTATTTGCGATATGCCTACCATATATTATGTACAAGTATAAAATGTATAAATTTCTGGCCATGTATTTTCCTAATTTAGATCTCATTGCTACTTGTCTTAATTTTCAAGGAGGACCATTTGGTTTAAATATGTTCGAATATTTATATTCTGATTCAGGACCAACAATAGGTTATTTGTCTTTAAATATAATTGGAGTCCTATCAATGATGGGTGTATTNGNAGTTTTATTTAAAAANNCAGAATATTTAATGAAAANNGGAAGTGATAATATAATGAGTAAGNTAATGTCNNCTGGTATGATNATGTTAATAATAACATTCTTCTTTCCTAATAGATATATACGCGTTNTTAATAAATATGTATACAGTTTATTGAATAAANNCCTTNTTAATTCGTCAAAAAATACACTGTGGTTCATTACATTTTTTATAGGAATTTTATTTTCCTTTGCTATTATAAATTTTGAAAAGTTTGTGAATGAATCTATAATAAATAAAAATTTAACTAAAATAATGCATACAATACTACATAAGCTATAAGTTTTACACCCTCTTGGAATATTTTCATTATTTTGATTATCTTTCCATTTGTTCTACGGGCATAACTGGCTCATGTAATGACTGGTCCATCGTTGCGCGTTCCAACGGTGGTCTGTCTATTGGTAGTTGTTCCGACGGTGGTTGTAATGATGGTTCATTAGACGGATCAATAGAAATAGTATCTTCAACATTTTGTTGTAGTCGGTTAATTTGAGCAATAGATGTATCCATGATTTGTTTTGATACTAGTGTTTCAAAAATTTGTAGTCCCTTAAAAAAATCTTCTTCACATGTGGTATATAATTTTAAAATAGCAACACGAGTATCAATAATCAATTTTGAAAGCAATTTGTTATCTAGTTGAGGATTAATTACGATTAATTTTTTATTTTGGTCTTGTGGGTCTTTTATAAACATAAATAATTGATCAATAATATCAATAAGAGCATTTTGATTTTCTTCAGTATGTTTCATCATTTGCTCAACGTTATCAATATATTCCTTAAATAATTTTTCCTTAAGAGTACCCTTATATGATTTAGTAAATGCCCCATTATTTTTACATTGATGTATTTTTTGATAATTTCTAAGAGGAATGTGTCCAAATTTCGTAATGGTTTCGGGTAGGTCTTTTTTTCCAGTAAACAATGTATAAAACATTTGTAAATCTGTATTGTATTGTTGTTTCATAGTATCTGACATGGAGGTGAATTTTCCAACATTATAATCATAATTGTCATAATACAATGCTTCCAATTCGGGAATACCTGGTTCAGCAATAAGATGTTTGGAGGAGCCGTCACCTTTTGCATTTAGATTACAAAAGTTTGTTTTTAACTCAAATGGTTCATTTGTAGCCGTAACATCTAATGGTGATTTGTCTTTCATGAGAGCATTAAGACGTGTACTACATAAATTCACTTTGGAAATAGTAGGCTGAACGTCTTGTGGAATTTCATTTCTATGTTCGTAATCTAATGATACAGTAGAACCAAACTTATCTTTCCATGTATAAACAGGATTTACAGTATGAGCTATGGCATTAAATATATGGAATATTTGTACATAATATTTAGCAATAGAAATACACATTCTCTTTTTTTTCAATTCACTCTTAATATTCATTTTATCAAGAGTGTTTTTATTAAAATAAGCAATTTTCTCAGGAGGTGACATTTTAAGCACTTCTTCACCACCTTCTAAACGTTGGGCAAGATATTCTAGCTCTCTTTGTGAAAGATAACGGTCAATTACGTCTGCGGTTAGAATGACCAAATTTTTACAGTAGGCAGGGTCTGTGAGGTTCTTCATATCTTGAAAGTTACTCGTTAATATATAATTCGCCGCCAAATAATCAACAGTAGCAGATAACGTCTTTTTTTGTGGCATTTGGTCAGTAGATTGTCCTGCACCCATATATGATAGATAAATATAAAATAATGCTGAAAATACTGAAAAATACATAAATCTTCAACTAGGTGTATTACTTCAATTCAAATAAAATAAAATTGAATTTAAAATACAACAAGAAAATGTTTGTAATAATCAATGAGCGAACGTCTAACCAAAAAAAAAAGGTCAACCAAATCCAAAAAGGAATTATGGTCGCAAATAGAGAATAATTTCATTGACCAAAAGCCAATTGAATGTATATATAGAACAGAAGGTGAAAGAGAAACATGTGACATTTGTAAAGAGTCCGTAAGAATGAGTGATAACGGTTTCTTAGCTTGTTCAAATCCTAAATGTAGTGTGATTTATAAAGATATGGTTGATCAATCGGCTGAATGGCGTTATTATGGAGCAGATGATAACCAGAACTCTGATCCTACTAGATGTGGAATGCCTGTAAATCCGCTGTTAAAGGAATCGTCATATGGTTGTAAAGTAATCTGTCAAGGTGCTACCTCATATGAGATGCGGAAAATTCGCAGGTACACAGAATGGCAATCTATGCCTTATAGAGAGAAGTCACAATACGACGAATTTCAGCGTATTACCATAACTGCGTGTAATGCTGGTATTCCAAAAATAATTATTGACGAGGCATTACGATTCCATAAGAAGATATCCGAACACAAGACATTTAGGGGATTAAATCGCGACGGAATTATTGCGGCTTCCATTTATATATCATGTCGCACCAACGATTGTCCACGAACCGCAAAGGAAATCGCAACAATATTTAATCTGGATAATACTAGTGCGACAAAGGGGTGTAAAAATGCGATTACTATCGTGAATGAGATAGAATGCGAAATGATAAATACAGATAAAACATCGCTGTGTAAGACACGACCAGAGGATTTCATAGATCGTTATTGTAGTAAATTGAATATAAATCAAGAATTAACGAAATGTTGTAAATTTATAGCCATGCGAATTCAAAAGAATAATTTAATACCAGAAAATACACCACATAGTATTGCTGCCGGAATTGTGTATTTCATGGCGCAAACATGTAAATTAAACTTGTCTAAACGAGACGTGAATAAAGTGAGCGAAATAAGCGAAGTAACGATTAACAAATGTTATAAAAAATTGGAGGGAATGCAAGATAAATTAGTTCCCAAGGCAATTTTAGCCAAATATTCTTAAAATATGAATTCGGTCAAAGTAGTAAAATATTAACATCAATACATATTATACGCATTCATGGCAATACCTAAAATCATTTTTATTGTCCCTTATAGAGACCGAAAAGAACACAAGCAATTTTTTACAAAATATATGGAATTTATTATGGAAGATTACAAGAGCGAAGATTACGAAATTTATTTTTCACACCAATGTGATAAGTTGCCCTTCAATCGTGGAGCAATGAAAAACATTGGGTTTTTAGCAATGCGTGAAAAATACCCCAATGATTATAAGAATATCACTTTTGTGTTTCACGACGTAGACACATTACCATATACTAAAAATATACTGCCATATGAAACTACTATGGGTGTAGTCAAACACTTTTATGGTTTTAAATTCACGTTAGGTGGAATTTTTTCAATAAAAGGCCAAGATTTTGAGCGAACAAATGGATTTCCTAATTTATGGGGATGGTCTATGGAAGATAATATAATGCAACAACGTGTTTCTCTTGCGAACTTACAAATAGACCGGACTACATTTTTCAATATAGGTTCGCGATCAATATTACAATTTGTAGACGGACTTTCTAAATTACTGAGTAAAAAAGAAGTGGCAAAATATATAAATAATACGTATTTGGGTGGCTTAACTACTATAAAAAAATTGAAATGGTCAATATCAAGTGAATATATTAATGTCACCAATTTTACGACCGAAACTAGTCCAAATGAATTAACATTTGAAAATCATGATATTTCTAAGCCAAATAATAATAAAATTACATTAACTCATAAGGAATTAAATGAGGATAAACCCATGTTTAAAAATATCTCCAACATAATGTTTGGGCAAAGAAATAGAAAGTAGTTATTACATATACAATACCATTTGATTCTCTTTTTTTGTAAAGCCACAATTTTCATAAAAGCGACAATTTTGTTCTGAACAATCAAGTATTATTTTATAACATTTTTGTAATTTAGCATACCCTATACATTTATCAATTAGTATTTTACCAAGACCTTTTCCTCGGAAATCACTATGAACAATCACGTCTTCGATATGAGCTACTTTTCCGAAATTATGTATTATTTTTGTTTCAATAAATATAGTAGATGAGCCAATAATAACTGTATTTACGTTATTATTTTCTATGACAAATACCTGATGTCGTGTATTTAGATTAGTTACATATTCAGTAAATTCATTATATGATAAATGTATTAACGTCTATAGTAAAATCTTGAGAAAGTAATTCTAAATAATTTTTCAAATAGTCATTTTGTTCTAAGTGACGAATAATAAAATCACTCATAATAATATTTTATAGAATTAACTGACAATATATTTAAATATAATTTAATACAATCATATATTAATATGAAAATTGGATGTATTATACCATCAACTTCAAAAGGTCGGAATTGGTCAAAAATAGAGGAATCTTATTTATATCAGGCTACGCTAAAATCATTCGTATTAACGTATGATAAAGAGCATGAATATATGTTTTATATTGGAATTGATAAGAATGATCCAGTATATGATACTGAGGGTAACAAAGAAAAATTGCGAAAATGTTGTTCGGTGATGAAAAATATGAAAATAGAATTTATTTATATGGATGGAATAGCTAAGGGACATTTAACGGTCATGTGGAATAGGTTATTTGAAAAAGCATATAACGATGGATGTGACTATTTTTTTCAATGTGGTGATGACATAGAATTTAAAACTAAAAAGTGGGTAAATGATTGTATTGATACGTTACAACAATCCGGTGGTATTGGACTAGTTGGACCTATTAATAACAATCCGAGAATATTGACTCAAAGTTTTGTATCTAGAAAACATATGGAATTGTTCGGATATTATTTCCCAGAAGAAATAATAAATTGGTATTGTGACGACTGGATAAATCAAGTATATATAGGTATAAATCATTTTTATCCATTACGAAACCATTTATGTATTAATATTGGAGGACAACCTAGATATGATATTAACAATACTGTTTATACTAGTAAAGAACAATTTAATTCAAGTCGCCAAGAGATGAATTTATTATGTAAGAGTATTGTTGAGCGCGACTTGGAGAGAATTAGGGATAAAATATAAGTAATATTATACACATTTAATGTTTATATTATCAACAATAATATAAACATTTATGATAGTATAATTATATAATGTCATTGTTTCAAACAGATGAAATATTGTCAAAGTTCAAGTTATTTTGGCAGTATCCAGTTATTACTGAAAAAACATTCTATGAACAGAATAAAACTAATGAAACATATATAGGATTTCCGTGGGCAACTATAATAGATAAAAGATACGATCTAAATGTTATATTTAAGTTAATGAAATCATATATACGACCAAACGTCCAATATTATACATGTTGTCAGCATATTTCATTTCGTAATTTAATACCATTGTTTAAATTATTGGGAATACATACAATTTATACTCCACATAAGATATTAACAGAGGATCAACTAAATGATATTCAATTGAGACCTTGTCCACTATATGCTGTTAATATTGAAGACAATAATAGGAACTTAACATTTTCAAAATGCGATCCGTTGAATTTAAACCGTAAATTATTATATAGTTTTCAAGGGGCATATCATCCAAGTTGGTATTTAACTGATATACGCAAGAGAATATTCGAAATGAAACATCCAGACAATTGTTATGTAAATCATATTGGAAACTGGCATTTTGATAATGTGGTCTATAACAAGTTACAAAATAGCGAATACGCATTAAATGAAACGGACGACGATAATGCTAGGACAATTAAATATAATAAATTGTTATTAGATTCAAGATATTCGCTATGTCCATCTGGTTCTGGACCGAACTCAATTCGTTTTTGGGAGTCGTTGGCGGTAGGAAGTATTCCAGTTTTATTGGCAGATACATTAGAATTACCAAGTCATGAACTGTGGGACGACGCAATCGTTCGTATACCTGAGAAAAAAATTGACGAGTTGCCAATTATATTATCTTCTATAAGTGAAGAAAAGGAACAGGAAATGCGTGAAAACTGTATGATATTATATAAATATTATAAGAATAATTATACTAATAAAAAATCAAAAAATATGGTTGTATTTAGTAATTGTCACGGAGAAAGATATATTGATATTTTTAAAAGAGATACAAATATCCATAACGTATTCAATATAAATTATATAGTATCTTATCAACAATTAGATAATTTTTCTAACTTCAAAGATGATTTCATAAAAGCGGATGTATTGATAATCAATAATATTAAACAATACAATGATTACACAATGGGTAATTTAAAAAAAATATTAAAGCCGTCATGTATGGTAATAGTTATACCGTTTGTAAGATTTGAAGGATATTGGATGCCTGAACAATATAAACAATTAAAATATGTATCTGGTAATGCTGTTTCTTTTTTTCCTAATATAGAGAAGAATAATATCAAATCATATTTATTGGGAGATAATGATAATGATAACGAAATAATANCCNATTTTAACAAGTGTCTTGCTAAGTTAAAACAAATAGATCAAGAATCNGATATACGATTTTATGATTTTTTNGTAGATAATCATCATAAATTTCCATTTTTTAGAGACAATTACCACCCAACTATGAATATATTGGAATATATAGCTACNCAAATNATCGAAAAAATTGATCAAGGATTTGACATTACCTACAATAAATCAAATTTTAACTTGAAAAAAGATTTATTTGAATGGGGACACTATAAGCCTATGAGAAATAGTGTAAAAAGAGCATTAAAATTAGAATATGATTTGGACAAGGTATTTTTATGTAATCGTGAAAAATATTTGAATGTAATACTAGACAATGAAACAAAACATCAAAAAATAGTAGATTTAGATGATTTACGTAAGAAATATTTTACCCCCTAGACCAGTTAAATATAACATTTTAGAGACAATTTTGAGAACAGTGTTCAAGAGAAATTTCGCAAAACAGACGATTCATGGGAAACAGTAATACACTGACCGTAATGGTTGATCAAATATTTACACGATAGCATATCAATCGATATATGGGTTGGAAAGACCCGGTTATCTATGTAGAACAAGTAATCAAAATGCTTCAACGAGCACTTATAATCAAAATATACACAATGTATGAAAAAACCGAAACTTTGAATGTATTTTGTGGCGTTTACACCCTTGGAAATTTAGATTCAAATATGTATAACGAAAATACTTAATAATAAAATATTGTTATTTATTATTAATCCGGTATATGTACGAAAATATAATTGCTATTCCTTTTCGCAATAGAGACACGCATTTAGAGTATTTTATCAAAAATACTGTCCCTCTTCTTCAAGCACATTTACCAAATAGTAAAGTAGTAGTAGTAGAACAAAATGAAGGTAAATTATTTAACCGTGGTATGTTATTAAATGTGGCATTCAAAGAATATGAAAATAAAACAAAATATTTTTTTACACATGACGTTGATATAAATCCTACAAAAAAATGTATTGAAGAATATTATACAAAAGAAGTAGGCGACACTGAGGTATTAGGCGTTTATACGTCTCAATATAATACATTGGGTGGAATAATAAAAATGAAAGATAGTACAATTCACAAGATAAATGGGTTTCCAAATGATGTTTGGGGGTGGGGGACTGAAGACAAGGCTCTACAAAATAGAGCCGAATATTACAATATAAAAAAAATAACAAATCTTACCAATAAGGTGGAACATCCACTCTATTTACATCGTTTTAATGACGTAAATGACAGAGAAAAAAAACATACCTCACAAAATACGAATAAACATTATACAAAATTTAAGACTTTGAATAGTGAGCAAAAATTAAAAGAAATTATGAGCTCAGGTCTAAATAACTTGAAATATACCATACTTGAACGAAAAAATATACATGATATTGTGGAGATTATTAAGGTTGAAATTTAGATTTTATCCAAGTTCCATTACCTTATAAGGGTTGTAAATATATTCAATGTATCGAAATTTAATTTAA